CTGTGTTAGATAAAGCGTCTGGATCTGCAAACTTAAAAACATTTGCTGTGCCTTTAAGTCTTGAAAGAAATGACTGCCAATTTACAGCAGTAGATCTATTCATAGGCGGTAATGTCACATCAGCAGACCAAAAAACATTATCAAACTCTTGCGTTTTTTGTTGACCAGAAAAAGGACTGATAGTTTGTCCAATTGTTCTTACCAAAGTGAATTCACTTGCTAAAAAATTAGGTGTTGTAGGCATAATTAGTTCTTTGCTCATTGCATACCTCTTCTAAATGAACCACCCCTCATGTTTGCTTCTAAGACTGCAGCTTTAGATACATCTGCTATTTGTGGCAACATCTTAGTTATTTCTGCTTTTACTGTTGGTACTACTCCTGTGCTAAAGCTGATGTTTTGCACAACAGAAATACCGCCTCCACCCATAGCTGATCTAGTATCAGCATTGTTCATAATACTTCCTGCTGAGTGTGGAACAAAAAGCTCTGGACCTCTTTCCCCAACAAGCATAGGTCTGCCATGCGTTGCTCTACCACCCCCTGCTCCTCTTCCTATAGTGTCTGTACCAGTTCCTAAACCAGGAAATATCCCTTTTAGAATTGGCTCTACTACTTGCAACCTTATAAATGTGGCTATAATTTCTGACACAATACTTTTGGTAAAATCAGAAAAAGAAGCTAGAAGGTCTTTACCTTCTAAAAGAGCATCGGCAAAATCTCTTGAAAGATTTTGAGCTGCTTCTAAAATTACTGTATCTAATTCTCCCATTGCTTCTGCAAAGTCATTTGTGCTTCCTGCGGTATCGTTTTGCTGTAGCTCAAGTTTCTTTTGTAAATCTATTGTCAACTCTATTTCAGTTTTCATTCGTTTTAACATATCAAGTCTTTCTTGACTTGTGCTTACTTTACCTACATTGCCATGCCTTGCTGCCGACCTAGAACTTGCTTGACTCAATTTTTCTAAAATTGCTTGTTCTTCTAAGATTAAACTTTCAAGAGCATTTTTTTGTCCTGTTGGATCATCTGGACCTACTCCTGTAACATCCTGTACAGATTGTGTTCCTGTTACTAGCCTAACAAAAGCTGCAGTCCTCAAAGCTAATTCTCCAAGTCGGTCTGCTAAATCTTTTAACAAATCTCCTAAACCTCCTTCAAAAACAGAGTTCTGCAATTCTTTGAAAGCAATAGTCATGTTTGATGTCTTAGTGGATAAGTTATCCATTTTATTAACCATAGCTCCACCAAACTGCTCTTGCATTCCATCAATCAACAGTTGAACCATCATAGCTGCTCCCTCTGCTGTCTGACCAAATTTTGAAAGCTCTAATCTTGTTACACCTAAAGCATCAGTTAAAATTTTTGTTGCAGGTATGCCTCTATCATCTAGTTGATTTATTTCTTCTAAACCAAGACCCCCTGCTGCTGATCTCTGAACGAGTCTGACCATTGCATTAAAAGCTCCTAACTGATCAATTGAAGTTGATGCTGTATCGGCAAAGGTTTGCAACATACCTAAATTTGGCTCTATCCCAGCTCCTTTTAGAGATATAAATGCTCTTGTTACATCTTCTATCTGGAAAGGTGTAGTTTGTGCAAATGTCAAAATATCACTGAAAGCAGTATTTCCTCTTTGAACTGAACCAAACACTTGATTCAAAGAATCTCTCATATCTTCAAATTCAGATCCGACTCTTGCAATGCCTTGAACAGCAGCAATAGAAGCTAAACCTGCAGCTACAGCTCCTAACAATGGAAGTAATCTTCCTACGGAAGCTATCATTGGCACAAAAGCTCCTCTACCTGCTTGTGATGTTCTACCAAGAGTACCTTCAATATTACGCAGTTTAGCGTTCAGATCTTTGGTATCTGCTTTTATCTCTACAATTAATTCGTCAACTGTTTTAGCCATTAGTCAGGGTATAACTCCATAAGTTCTTCTAATTCGTTTTTGGTCATGGGTTGTTCGGATTCAGTTGTATGAAACTCTTTAAAGCCTCTGATAGCAGCATACATTTCAGAAGGCGACAAATCCCAAAAGTCTTTGGGTCGCATCGCCATAGTGCCAAGACAGATTTGCATGAACCTTGACCAACTGATAGCTTCATCAGTTATGCTACTTGCTGAGACTTTCCCTCTTCTTCTCCGTCTGGATCGCTTAAGGTTTGTGCCAGAAGTTTTGCTACTTCTGTACTAGCAGCGACAATGCCTATGTCACTGATTATCTTACCGACTTTTTTATCATCAAAATCATTACCGCCACCCCTGAGTGCAGCTTTTAGAACTACAATAAGTTCTCTAAGCCTTACATCAGCTTGTGCAATACGAGAAGCGAGTTTGAGAATGCCAGAGTCTAGTTCATCTTCTATGCGAACTAGAGCATCAATATTAAGCCGAGCCTTATAGGTTTCTGAACCTAAGGTGATTTCTATTTCACCCCTTAGTGGATTCGTCATTTGACTTTACTCCTGAACTTCCTTTTGGAAGCTCTAATGTTAAATAAATAAGATCGTCTCTTTCATCTACAGTTGACTCTAAAACTTTGTAAGTTTTACCATCAACCTCAACTTCGGAAACATCTTTACCTAATTTATTTGGGGCAGAAAGGACACCATCGTCAAGGCTTGCCTGAATAATGTCCTTGCCTTTTTTAATTTCTACAGTCTTAAACATATTACGCTGCTGAGAATGTTACTGCCCCACTAGATTCTAGTGTAACAGAGTAAGTAGCTTCCCCATTGTATTCTCCTGCAAACTCTAAAGAAGTTACTTGAAAACTTCCTGTATAAGTTCCTAAATCAGGAATAACAAAATCATAAGTATTAAAAACAGATTCCCCAACGGAAGTTCTTAATTGTTGCTCAGATGTGCTGTCCGTGAAAACACCAGACCCACTGATAGTCAATGATTGTATTCCACCTTGAGCTAAAAGAGTTCTTTTGTTGGAAGAATCCTTGTTGGTTACATCAACCATTTCGTCATTCAAAGTAATAGAAGAAGATCTTAAGCCACCTACTGTAACTTTAGATCCACTCACTGTTGCTTTGATGAGAACTGCTGAACCTTTCTGTGCTGCCATAATTTATCTCCTATTATGAAGTTCCTAAAATTATTGCACGGAATCGCATGACACCATGTCTGGTAATCCCATCTGGGTCTTTTAGTATATCACTAAATTCAAACCTTAAATTAACAAGATTGAATCCTGTAACACTCAGACTACTATTGTGAAGTAGAGTGTGAATTCTGTCCATAATATTTTTTGTTTCCTTTGCCCCTGCGTACTGTGACCATACATGGATGGTCATTGTGAACTCGCCACCATCAAGATCTTTTGTGTCGTATTCAATAGCTGTATCGTCTGCTATTTCTACAAAAGGATAAGATGCTGTCTCTACGACTTCATCGTAAACACCTGCCCCTAGCGTTGATGTAAGGTTACTATCGCTGTTCAGGGTTGAATAAATAGCTGTTTGTAAGGCGAATTGTCCTATGCTCATTTAATGTACTTACCCTCCCTAAATATTCTTTGTATTTTTCTTTTATTTTTTTCTAAGGCAGGTTGCATGAAAGGTCTTGCTTTCATATTAGTTGTACCAAATTCAAGATGTACTGAATAAGGAGCTGATGAAACTATCTGCCCTATAACCTTTTTGCCTTGTGTTTTTACTTGGGTAGAAACATTGGAAACTAAAAATCCTGTGTCAGTTGCAGGCGGTTGACCAGGAGCAGATGCGGTATGGGTTCTTCTAGGATTATAAAGTTCATAAGTTTCTCCAGACTTAGCCCCTCTTTGTATGCTTTCTACGACATGGTTTCTGACAATATCTACGGATCTATTCATTTTCCTTTTTGTTTCAAATAAGGCATCTTTAGTAAATCTTTTTTTTAGACTTTTGTTAAAAGCAGTCAAATTCTTTATATCAAACTTAATTTTCAATTGGCTACTCCTTCTTCGCAAATCAAAAGCAAATATCTATCTCTTTCGTCTATGTTTCTTATTCCTCTTATGTTGAAGTTACGAGATCCATACTGTATGCGGTAATTTGTGCCTATATCACTGCGAAAACGGATCGTGATGTGATGAGTTTGGGTTTCTTGGACTTTACCCTGTCTGACCCCTTCTTTGTTGCTGACAGGCTTTATATTAGCCCACAGTAAAGCAAGGGTTGTGAAGGTTTTTGCAGCTCCGCCCCCTGTATCTGTCGTATGGGAGGGCGATTGTAACTTGACTTGATGTCGCATCATGCCAATGCTCATTTTAACCTACCGATAGGAGAGAATTGGAATACAAACCCTTCATTACTACATATGGGGCATAAAGTTTTTGCATTGATGGTGGGTAGGCTTGAGCCGAGTACATATCGCCCCTGTGTTCATACAAGTGAGCAATGTGTTGCAACATC